GTTCCAGTTATCCAGCTCAGCCGGGCTTGAACTATGGTAGGCGTAGGCGTTAGGGGGCCAGATGGCTTATCCCTCAACAGGCTCTGGGAATTGAAACCCCCGGAGCCTTAAAACTTCTGCAACATCCTGTTCATGTGCTGGATGCTTCTTATCCCAATAGGGCATTCCTTGAGCGGTTAATTCATTAACCTTTCGCCCGGCCTCATCTGGTGTCATCACCAGTTCGGTTGTCACGCCCTCAAGGGTATCTTCTCCAAGCTGGTCAGCCAGCCCGGCAAACAGTTTAATAATAAATGGGTGATCGCCAAGCGGCAGACCATTATCCAATTTTATTTGGTTCCAAAGCTCTGGATCGATGCCCATTGCTCTACCGGCGGCGGCAGCACGATCATGCTTTGCATCGTATCCCGCGCCAAATTCTTCACGCAACTCAGCATCCCATTGCTGTGATACTGCATCCATGTTGGCTTGCGCTGCCTCATTGCCAGCCGCTGATTGCTTTTGCAAGAACTCAGCCGTTGCTTGTGCGTGGCGTGGCAGCATGCCATTGGACGCTGCCATTTCCTTAAAGGATTGGAGCATGTTTTCTTCCAACGCCACATTCTGTAATTGATAGCCATCAGCATTGATAGGCGCGCCAAGCTTTTGAAATATCGGCATCCAATCATCGTCATTGGAGCCAGAGCCTGGTATTGCAATTTTATCTGCACCAATCATGCGCTGTGCATGGACATGGCTTTTTGCTAATTGTCCAACATCTGTAAAGTTTTTAAGTGACGGCTCATGCCTTAGATCCTCTGGCAAACTATCAAGAAAGCCAATCGGGGCCGCTTCAAGAGATCCGCTATCGTCAACCGGGGTTGTCTCAACTTGGTCATTCATTTTGGTTTAATCCTCTCGTTGTTGCTTTTCTTCCATGAAACGCATAATGGAAAGGACAACAGATCGCTGGCCCTCCAGATATGCTGAGTAATGTGGATCGCCGCGCTCAAATGTCGTGGCGTTAAGATTGAAGCGCTTTTTCAAATCATCCAGCACAACCAGCCCTTCAGCCGAATTGAACACTTGCCGGTAAAGCACTTGCAATGTGTCTAGCTGTTTCTCGCTCATATCTCAGGCACCTCGCCGGTTGCTTTGATGTAAGGCGCTATCTGCCCGGCTTGCTCAGCATTGGCAGCTTGCTGTTCAGCTTGTGCTTGCGCTTGTGCCTGTTGCTGTTGCTGGCGGCGAACCATCATCACTTCTTCAGATGATCTGATAACCCTTGCCGGGAGGCCAAGAACATCCACCAGATATTGAATCATCTTGTCGCTATCCAGATAATCCATGACCGGGGCCATCTCGCCAAACTGCGATAGCACTTCGATGCCGCGCAGTGTCGATTGCAGCTCAGCCATTTTCTGTGACTTGGCCAATGGGCTGACATATTCGATATCAATGTCTAGCCCCTGCAATTCCTCTGGCGCTTCTGGGAATGCACCCTGCCTTAATAATATAGCAAAAGAACGATTGATAAGCGGCTGTAATAGTTCGCTTTGCATGCGGCCCATGACCGGGCCAAGCAGCCTCATCTTCTCTTCATTGCGCTGGAGAACCTCTGTTGCGGTCATGGTTTGGCCTTGCCCCATAAGCAACTGATCTACATAGAAAGCTTCTCTAATTGCTTGGCGGCGTTGTTCTTCCATATTAAGGCCAAGCGAATTGTTGGCACCCATCTGTAGAGGCTCTAGTCTGTCTCTTGTGCCGGTGCGGTAAAAGTTCAAGCTGCCGGGCGTTGTTCTGACCGGCAACAGAAACCCATCGTCAGGCACCATTAGCGGTGGATCTAATTGCTTTTGAGCTGATCTAATGGTGATCTCGCTCATCTTATTAAGCATTTTCGTATCACTAAGGCATGTCATGCCGGGTGACCGGCCATAGACCGAAACGCTGTCTTTGTTAAACCTTGGGATCAGCATTGGCATTTCGTCAAAACCGCCCTCACCAAGTATCATTTTGGTTTCTTCACAATAATATATGGAGCCGATTGGCTTATCTAATTTTGCAAACAGATCTGACTTGATGCCGTCCTTTGGAAAGATGCAGTGGACAAGCGGGTGTTCTTTGAATGGATCTTCCGTTAGACTATTTGCAATCTTTTGCGGTAAGTTCTTTTCACCAAATCTCGTGGCTATGGCTCTGGCCGTCAGCTCAAATTTGCGATAGACAGTGTCCACCTTGCCTTGTGCGTCTTCAGATATATAAATCTCAGCAATATGTCGGCAGCTAAAGCGCAAGCCCTCCTCATTGCCAGCCTCGACAAACATCGCCGCTGTGCCAAATACAACCAGATCATAGTAAAGCTCATGGATTTCCTGCTGAAAGTTAGAGCGATTGAACGCCATATACATCTGGTCAGTGGTTTCTTCCAGCCACTCATTGGCTGCATCGTTGTCTTGCAGAACAGGATCTCTAAACCGCATGGAAAACCAAGGAGCTGATGCCCCGGTTAGCATGCCATGCAGACTAGCGGCCAGCAGCTCAACGGCATGAATAGCGGTGCCGTCATAGATTAGCTCTGTACGCTTATCGCCTTGAGCGCGCTTTTTGGTAATGTCTGCTTTGCGTGGCAACATATAGTCAGCCAGATCTTGCCAATGGCTTTCCCAGTTTGCGCGCGTGTTGTGCAGTGTCTTTAGCCGCCGGTCAAGCGCCGCCACCTCTTTTTTAACAGGATCTGCCATTAATACATGCCCCCGGACATTTTGCTGGGTTTGTCTCTTTTGATGCCAGCAATTGATCTGCCTTGGCTTTTACCGGCAGCTTTTTGCAGCAAGCGCTCTAATGGGTTTACATTCATCGCACCACTAAAGTTCATTGGCTGGGGTGCAGACATGCCCATACGGCCAGCAAGGTTTTTCTTGCCCTTCAAATCCATTACGAAATAAGACCTGACATTAATGAACGATCTCGCGTTTTTGCTTTACCAAGCAAACCTTGAGCTGTTGTGCTTATGGTTGATTCCTTGCCCATCTTAGAACGGCGTTTGGCATCCTCTGTAGCGTCACCACCCTCACCGGCTTTAGGTGCATCAGGCAGTTTTCCATCAACTATTTCAACTGGCAGCTTTTTCTTTTTAGCACCAGCGCGAACATCTCCAGAATCTGGCCCTGTCGTGTCCCCAAAGTCTAGCACCACCTGATCTTTGAACTCAGCCGGGCCAGCATAATTGTCTGAACTCATACTTCGACCAGAATACACCTTTAAGCCAAGAAAGTTATTGTGCATTACACCCATAACCCGACCTTGCTTGTCTCTTATAGGAACGCTGCCCTCTTCGTTTAATTTTTCCTTTATCCGTCCAAAGCTTTTAGCGCTTGCGTTGGAATGGAATCTATTTATGAAACTATTGTTTTTGTCTTGTCCGTACCTGTTTGCCCGATCAATCTGGTTATCAAGTTCTCTTTGCGCTCTTGTGCGATCATCAGGCGCTCTAGCTGGGTTTCTGCCGGGTAACGGCGTAGAGACTGTTTTAGTGCTTGCTTGCGCTTTTGCCATTTCAGCGGCTGTAGGCTGCTGATCGTCAATACCATCACTGAAACCGCCGCCTCCAAGACCCCCGCCACCAATTCCAGCATCAGGATCGCCAGCACCGGCAGTAGCATCATCAGCCATACCAGAGCCATAGCCACCCATGCCCTCACCAACATCAAAGTAAGTAGGAATGCCATTAGGGCCGGGCTTACCAGATCCACCAGCTTTTCTTAGCATTCTTTTCTCACGATCATTAATGTAGGCAAGCGAATGCTTTTGGCCCCTTACATTAACTTTACGCTTTGGTGACATTTTTGAAGCCATATCTCTACTCCTTACATTGCAGCCGCAAATGGATCATATGCGGTCATCGCAACCTGTTGTGGTGGCCGGGCGTTCACACGGCTTTCCTGAACGCCAATCGACATATACCGAAAGCTGTCAGCCGCATGGCTCGACCAATCGTGAACAGGCGTTAATCTAAAAGTTCTGCTTTTCTCGTTGTAGGCCCGGTGGTATTGGCGTAATGCCTCCAACCCAGCCTTGCATCGATCCCGGTCAAAGTAACACCGGGGAATCAGCATTTGCGATGCGTGAATGCCGTCCTCTAACGGAAGTTTCGGAAGAACTCTGAAATTAAGACCCAGATCCCACGCAATCTCTCTGCGACTTTTGCCGCTACCAAGTTCCCTAACCTCAATGTCGTGAGGCGCAAAGTGATCGCCATACAAATAGCCTTTACGCGCAAGGACTGCACAGTAGTGCGGTAAGCCCTCACCGCGCGCCTCATAATAATCGATAACATGAATGCCCTTTCCCGCCGACCCGCCGGTCTGTGCAAACCAAATGCTTGTCGCATCGCCCATGCCCAGATCCCAGAATGTCTGTACCTTCATCGCCGGGTCATACGGCACATTTGTAATGCGGCCCTCTTCTAAAGCGGTCTGCATCTCTTTGCCGTAAATGCTGCCGGGTACATTCGCCACCCAGCTACACTCAAACTCTTGCTCATACTGGTCAGGTGACATCATCACCCTTGCAGCCTCCAGCTCTTCTTCCGGCAATATGCCTGTCTCGCTGGCCTTATAAACAGCAGCAACCCAATCATCATTCGATGCCGCCAACTCATAATAATCGTAAAACATGTTGGTTCCGCGCGGTGTGCCTACGAATACACACCAGCCCTGCCGGTCTGACAATGCCGGGCGTAAGATCTCAGGAAACACGCTCTCAGGCATGTCTGCGACCTCATCCATAATACAGCCGTCTAGATAGATCCCTCGCAGGCTGTCGGGGTTCTCAGCGCCTAACAGGCTGATCCTGGCCCCTGTCGGCAGATCACAACGCAGCTCAGTCTCGTGAAACCGCACACCGGGGATCTTGCCAGCAAATTGCTTTAAATAATCCCATGCCACATTCTTGGCCTGCCGATAAGTCGGCGCCATGTACGCATAGCGTGGGTTGGGCTTGTCGTTCATTATCGCATCGCGCAACAAATGGTTGACCGCCATAACGGTTTTGCCAAATCGCCTGTGACAGACAACTACGCCCCAGCGCTTCTCAGCAAGCTGGTCATGCAGCTTTTTCTGGAGCGGTCTGGGTGCATATGGAATAACGATCTGCACTATTTGCCAACCTCTTTCATTGCCAGCTTATGCGCCTTGCTGAAGCTACTGCCCTGCTTCATCGCCGCAGACATCTTGGACATATGCTTGGCAGAGTGATGGACAGAATGCTTTTTCATGGCTTTGGTCTGTTGTGGACTAAGCTTGGAAGACAATGTGTGGCTCCATTAGTCGGGAAGATTATTGATATATGAGGGCGCCGTAAAATATCGGAGGGTGGGGTCAGGCATATCCCGAAAACCTGACCAACATTCTAGGCAAAGCGTACCCAATCTGTACCCAAACAATCAGGCATGCCCTTCTTTCCTCAGCAATCATGCGGGGTACAGCATCAAAGGTCACCGCTCTAATCAGGCGGTGCATCGATGGCTGCTTCACGCGCGAAGCTGGGCCAGACACAGCACTGATATATAGGGAGCCTTACCCCTGTCCTTCCTCTGCCTTGACCTCTCCACCTTCCCAGCTAATCGTAATGCTCTGTTGAGCTGGTGCATCCTCTCGCTTATCCCTCAAGCCCCACGGCTGTAGCTTAGCCATCGTGAACTTTAATGTATCGACTTCCAATCTACGGCGCTGCACCTCAGCATTGAGCATCCTTGGATCCAGCTCTGATGGTAGCGGTGACATGGCAAGGTCATTGATGTGATCAGCATAGAACTCAGCCTGCATCACCCTGCCTCTACGATAGATCTCAAACAGCTCATCATCGTTCAGCACTGACCTTGTGACAGTCCTGTAACCCGGCATGCCCGGATCCTTACAGATGCTAAGCAATGTCTCACCGGATCCAAGCCGGTCAGCAATGTCGGTCATCAATGTTTTATTGATCTTACGAGGTGCCATGATTGTCCAAATAAAAAGGCTGGAACTGCATTAACAGAACCAGCCAGTTAGGGAGGAGCGGTTGTGAACCGCACGATAAATAGATCATCCACATTTTGACGACATTTGCAACACCCTTTATTTCTTACGCATAGTCCTTGACATATTGTGTCAAGATAACTAATTAAATAAGAACACAACGAAAAGGAGCATCAAATGAAAACCCCACAAGTAAAACCTGATTGGAACACTGGCATCTATATCGGCAACGGCGTTGTTGCTAAGCCTAACAAGCCAGAAGAGGGCAAGCAGTACCTCTTGATCGGCGGCAAAGACAAGCCAAGCATTGCCAATGGCAACACATGGGCTGAATCAGAGATCAAGGCAAGCTAATGTCCATCATTCGCTTCATCTTTGAACTAGCCGGGCTGGCACTATTCTTTGCCAGCCTTTACCTCACCGCTATTCTGCTTCATGCAATGGCTGGTACACTGTAAAGGAGAGTGACCATGAAAATTCGTATCCCAGCCCAAACCGTAGAGGTGGATGCTGAAGCTTGGGCAACTGAGTACGGCATTGATGTCAGCGAGGTCAGGCAAAATGTCCTAGATTATTTTGACCATTCAGCACAAACCAAAATCGATTTGCTTGGCCTTGCGCCAGAGGGAGAGTGACCATGAGAATCAAAATTGAAACAACTATCGTTCTCACTGACGATCAAATTGAAATGATCAGGTATGTTAAGCAACCTGACGAAACAGTGCGTGATTATGTCAAATCAATGGGCGCTTCTTATGCACACAATTGTTTAGACGCATTGGAGGATGATTATAATAGTTACAAAGATGCTGAAGAATACGAAATGGATCGATAATACATCCTTGTCAGCGCATCTCTGTAGTTGCGCTTCACAATCCTTGGATCATTCAGCCCTAGTATGTGAGCCAGTTTGCTCCACCTTGGGCCACGATCCCTTCCCACTGCACTATGTGCCACAGCCATGATGAGCCGCCTTGTGTCCTGATCCATTGCCATGATCATGCCATGTGCCTTGTCCATCTTATCAATCTGTTCATTGGTTGGCCTTATCCTGACCTCACCTTGCTGCGTCCAGCCATACCCCATCCATTCTGTTGGATAGTCTGGCCATGATGCCTGTTTCTGCACCCTAATTGCGCGTGGCAATCTACGCTCTGTAACAGCCATTTCCAGAAACATGGTGTGCAGCTCATTAATGTCCATGCCTGACCCTTTCCAGATGCCGCTCTGCCTCTATCACCCAATCTAA